ACGTGAGGTAAATAACTATAATCCGTTTCTTCATACTCCAGAATCTCACCCTCAACGAACTTATAGCGACATATAGTCTCCAAGTCAGTCCAACGGGGCTTCCCCACAATAACCGGAATTTGTTCAATAAATTGGTTTTCCACCCAGTAGATTTCGAGTTTTTCATAATCACGGGCCGTCATCACCCTGCCGTTTGCTAGTTTAACTATCCTAGTCCTTTTCTTTTTCTTTTCATAGTAGTCGGCAACTAGTATTATTTTTTGGCTTTGTATATCTTTGTAAGACCAATTGAACCCATCTATATCACGCATGTAGGACATTTCAGTCACATTTGCATTTGGGTAGTCTCGTTTGAAGTCTTCTTCGAGCATGGGATAAAGTTCAAAACTGAACTGACCATCACCTTTATGCGGAGCTCTAGCTAAAGGATCGAACCCAGTTAATGTTGGGTCGAACACACGCTTTAGATAAATTTGTTGATTGAAACTCATTGGACTAGCATAGTCAGTGTAGACTTTAGCTACAGAGAATCCACCAGACAAGATATCTTTATAGATTTCGTATGCAAATGAATCCTTATTGGCCTGATGGAACACGTGCCGGAGATGTCCTTCAACTGTATCGAGCACCTCTTGATTAATTGGCACGCCTTCAGCTGGCGCAATAGAAATGCTTGGCTCGTGTTTGGAAAACTCACCAAGTAACCTACTAATATAAGCTTCAAGAATATTGAACTCAACCAAGGGTCTATTAAGCTCTTGGAGTACCTGCTTTTGCTTCGGTCCAATCGATTCTTTGAAGACATATTTTCTAAATTCCCTGAATCGTTTTACGTTATCTTGAAAGTAAACATAAGATTGAGATACATTTTGACGTATTCTGTCTAAACTCTCTCTCGCTGTTTTATTGATTACCGCCATAAAGGTTACTCCTAGTACGTAGCATTGACTTCTGCTTTTGCATGATTGTAGCAGCTTTTGTAGTGTCTTGTTTAGTATCTAATACCAAAGTTTTGTCTATTAGTGCAATTTTGATGGCATCAGCAAGAACGTCACAAATATCATCATGACGATGAGAGTCAGATGCTGTGATTTTACTCATGTGTGTGACGCATAAATCTCTATGCCTAGCACCAGCAGTAAATGATACTCGACGGGAAGCCACATAAGGCTGAATTTCTAGAAACCTCTGGGTCTTGCTTCCACTGGCCCTGGTTCTTTCAATGTTTCTAATCTGCATTCCTCGAATATCCTGAAGAACAGAGCATAACGTTGTACCAGTACTTTTCTTTTCAATTGCTGCTAACATAGGAGGATGTTTATGACGCATACATTCTTGCCAGAAATCTAGAAACTCATCCTTTAAGTCTCTAGGCTCTACCCTTATCTCTGTGCAATCTAACCAATGCAGTCCATGCTCACCAATCTTTCTGCCCATAGTCTCAATCTCATAGACTCCCCAGAAGCCAAAGACAGTAGCGTCATTATAAGATTTGCTAGTCTCTGCGGTATCTGCGGTAATGAAAGTCATTAGAATCTCAGGCTCATCATCTAAAGAAACAAACCACTCAGGCTTAAACAATGACCCACCAGAAGGAACAGGTTCTTGCTGATACTGAGAATAAAATACATAAGGGTTCTTGTCTTGCTTCTCTTGTAATTGAGGTAGCGGATTAACCTCAGGATAGAGAGCGTTTCCAGCATCATCTATGCCTTTGAGTATTACCTTGTCCCACTTGCGCTCGTCATTACCTGAGAGCATGAAAGCAGCAATATCATCTTCATGTACTCTTTGACCAATAAAGACTATCGGAACATTAGGTCCACGAGGCCTCTGAACAATAGTTTCTCGATAGTTCTCTATAACCTTCTGCCTGATAGTGCTTGAGTGAGCTTCATCAATCTTATGTAAATCATCGCAGATAACACTACCTGAGAATCTATCTAAGTTAGGCAGTCCCGCATCATGACCAACAATACCAGCAGCTGAACCAAAAGCCTTAACAGTTCCCCCGGCAGTAGTTCTGAAATAGTCTTTAGCTTTTGAGTCATGACGGATATGAACATCAAAGACATCCTTGTAATGAGCGCAACTAATGACACGCTTAATGAATTCTGTATGCTTAGCAGCTAGGTCGTGACCATAAGAGATATAAAGGAACTGGCTATCCGGGTAACGTGATAAGTTCCAGGCGGTCCACATAGACAGCATGACAGATTTGCCGTGGCCTGGAGGTACGTTGATAAGTAGGTTATTTGTTTCTAACCTAGATACCTTAGTTAGTTCACGAGCAATAGTAATGAAATGAGATTCGCGACCAACGGGGCTAGAAATATTAAATTCACGACCAGTTACTATAGGAAAGAATGTGCGGGTAAACAAAAGAAATGACCCCCATAGCTGGGCTCTCACTTCATCCATGTCTTCCATCTCTTATTCTCCTGAGGGAACTCCGTGTTTAGGCGTTTCAGGCCGCAGAAACATATCAACTTTCCTAGTTAGAAACCCGAAATCTTCTTTTAACTGGTTTATCTCATCTTTTAACTGTTTATTAGCATCACCTAACTCAGTAGTTAAGTTTGCATTGAATAGGGCAACATCTTGGAGTTGCTTAAGGTCATCTCTGTACTTTGCGTCTTTAGACAATTAAAATTCCTTTTCATTTTCTTTATTTAAGGCAGCTACTTTCTCAGCAACTTCTTTTGTATTGTTGACGATTGTAACCTCTGGCACTTTATCTCCATAAATCTTAGGAGCTAACTTAGAGGCATGCCATTTACGAGTATCTAGTAGCATTCTAGCTCTTGCTATAACTCCACCGTCAATGCGAGTAGCTCCATCTTTATCTTGGAACTCATACTCAGCTATTTCTGCAATAACTTCTTCCATTGACTCGGCCATTAACTCAGCTTGTTGCTGTTTTGCCCTCGTGTACTGATCGGAGAACGCTGGCCTTTCAAATCTCCACACATTCACAGTATCTTGATTGGGCATAAAGTCAAATCTTCTGCAAAGTCTCTGCAATCCCTCAGCATGTGTAGCCACAGTTTTACATATCTTGTCAGCTAACTCCTGGGTAAAGATAGTTGGTCGTCCTGTGGGTTTAGACATATTTCCACTTCCTTATTTTTAACTTTCGCACGAGAAGCACGCTTACGCTTCACCGGCTCAACAACTTCAGCAACATACCCTACGCCTGCACATCTATCGCAGTCTTTGTCAAGACAGCCTAAACCAAGCATAGTTCCTTTACCTCTACAACTTTCACATCTTTTAGAGCTCATTCTTTATAGCCTTAATCTTAATCCAAACAGAATCTAGATACAAATTTACTGACACTAAATTATCTAAACTTCCAAGATATGGTTCATACTTATACATAACTTACTCACAGTAACTGTGGACAAACCTGTAGATATGATACAACAACCCACGCCCTACCTACAACACAAAATTAATACACAACTAATATGACAAACCATTGACGCATGACAAGCTACGTGGCATAATGGCTTCATAAATAACGTGGAGAGCAAAAATGAAAGAGCTAACAGTTTATGAAGTAATGGGGGAAGACATGTACGTAATCGCCAGACTCAAGGGAGAGTCGCATGTGAGCATCGAGATTATCGACGAAAACGAAGAGACTGCGTTCATGGAGACAACCAACATAGCAGCTTGGGATAGCATAGTAAGCTTTGCAAAGCAAGTAATCAGACAAGACGACAAGATTCAATGTGAGCTGAATGGTTTAAACATTAAAGATTAAAGTAGAAACTTAACAAGGAGAGTAAGAATGTTAATATTCACCAGAACAATAGGTGAGTCGATAATAATTAATGACGACATCAGAATCGTTATTACAGGAGTTAAAGGCAAGCAGGTCCGAATAGGAATTGATGCCCCTACGGATATACCAATCATGCGCGAGGAACTTATGGGTAATCGCTTACCTAAAGACAAAACCACTAAGTAACAGTTAATGTGGTGCGACCTTACTAAGAGCGTACCACATTCTTAGCTACCAAACCTTTTTCCTGTTCACAGGCATCAAACTTCACAACCTCTTCAGCCTTCAGTGTTTTAAACCCATCCCCTAGAATGTCATTGTAGTAGCAAAAGTAGTCGTTCCCTTCGTAGCTAATGAATCCCCAGCCTTTCTTGAAATCGAACCATTTAACCACTCCTGTGGCTCTTGTAACTGACATTTACATCTCCTTACACCCAGCATTATCCTTGTAGTCTGCGTATCATATCCTTAAACCCAGTTGATGGTTTAGATTTATTTCCTTGTTTTACTTCTTTTTGAATTGCTTGGTAGATAAGGGTATCATTCTGGCCTCTTACTCTAGACTGTCTTTCTAATTCTTCTACCTGCTGCCTTCCTGCTTCGGAGGACTTTTCTTTTTTCTTTGTGGCCTCAACTTCGGTGTTAATAATATCACCTTCCCATGTTTTGGCGCGAAGGTAAGTTGCGGGGTGTTCGATATACTGTGAGTCTTGCCATTGAGTGTGCCTGTTAGAGCGCTCAGCTATGTCAACAAGAATTAGGAGTAGCGTTGGCTCATCTCCTTTCACAACCGAGTTAAAAGCTTTGAAAGCGTCCTGCGGTTTCTGGTGCTTGGGGTAGGCTGAATAGAATCGCATGAACTGTTCGTCTTTCTTGTAATCCTTAATTATCCTTCTAGTCGTTTTTGCTGAAGGCAAATCGACAATATCTTTTAAGTTCTTTATATTAACTTCTTTATATTCTGGGTGTCCTAAATGGCCCCCCTCAAGGGAACTAGAGGACCCCCCTCGGGGAACTGCAGGCCCCCCTTCTTTTGCGGTCTCGTTTTGATCTAAAGTTCGAGAAGCAGATACTATGTATCGCTTACCTTTTATAGTGACTCGCTTGATAACTTCTCTCTCTTCTAAATATACTAAGGCCTTTTTTATATGCCGTTCACCTAAGCCTGTGCGCTCGGCAATAGCGGGATTGGAGAGGTAGCAATCTTTGCCTTTGTTTAAGAATTGAAAGATAGTTTCATAGACGTCAAGAAATCCTAGGGTCATCCCAGGTAGTTTGCGGATGTAGCGTGGAACAATGAAGAAGGTGTCTTCGTACGGTTGGTTCATTTCACTCATATTGATATTCCTTATCTAGATATTTATTGTTATTTTTTTATTAATTTTGAACGAGAAGAGATCTCCTTGTGTTCCAGGTGATGTCATAGTGTGTTTTTATTGTAATAAATAA